GGTCTTTTTCAAGGCTCGCTTGTCTGAGTTCAAGAATGGATTTTGATAATTGCTTCTCTAAATCGAGCTGTGTCTTGGCGGCTTGCTGGCGTGCTTTCAACTCTTTTTCAGTTATCGCAGTGATTTTCTCACCATTATCTTCTGTCTGTGCCGCTAAACCTTCTTGTTCTTTTTTGAGTTTCTGCACATTGTCGAGAGCTTCATTTCCAGCAGCGATAAATGCCTTATACATCGTTTCGGTAATATCAAATTCGGATTTACCAAAAAGACCTCCGCTTCCGGCATAGCGTTTCCGGGCCTCTTCATATTGATCACCCCAATACTTCAACCCGATTTGAATATTCCGATTCAGCGCATCTTCTCCTTCGGAAGAATATACATTCATAAATTCATCGAGGAAAAGATTTTTTTGTTTGTTCTTTTGGGCATCCGGATTTAGCAAATTGCTGATCCCCTCTATCCCATTCGTCAGTATATCAATAACGGACTTAATCGTGCCTTTGCTATTGTAAAATGACAGCACAAGTCCTTCCCAGGCGCTTTGCAATAGTTTGATTGATCCCTCAACAGTATTTAATCGTTCTTCGGCAATGCTTTTAGCTGCTCCGTCTACATCTTGCAACGCATCATGTAATTCCTTCACATCATCAGCACCATTTAAGAAAGTATTAAATGCCGCAACGCTCCGTTTATCGGTCAGTTCAAGCGTTCCGGCAAGGTCAATGCCCCGTGCATGTAGCTTTTTTAATCCGTCGATCAATTCCGGCAATGACTTAACCGGACCGTTGAGAGACTTCGCCAGTTTGCCATTAGTATCAGCAAGATTTAATAAAATATTTCTGGTTGCTGTCGCTGCGCTGGAAGCATCGAAGCCACTATTTGCCAATGACCCGAGAAGGGCCGTTACATCACGCACGGAGAATCCGAACGTCTTGGCAACAGGACCAACGATTGATAACGCCGTATTCAAGTATTCAAATGAAAGAGCCGATTTATTAGTAGACAAAGCGAGGACATCTAAGGCATCTTCGGTTTGATGGGCACTCAATCCAAAAATTCGCAAAGTCGCACCGGCCAATTTTGCGGCATCCGGAAGTTTTGCACCTACGGCTGTTGCGAAATTCAAAATCGGTTGTTGCATCGCCTGAATGGATTCCGGACCGAATCCCAATTTTGCCAATTCAGTTTGCAACTGTGTAACTTGTGAGGCAGTGTATTCAGTTGTCCGCCCCAGTTCAAGTGCTGATTCTCGCAGTTTATCCATTTCCTCTTTGGTGGCACCCAATATTGTTCCGAGATTGGTATTCGCCTGCTCAAAATCTTTAATCGTGTTAAAGCTATTCCGGAACAGACTAAACGCCGAACGAATAGCCATCCACGCCGCCCCGATCTTAACAAACGCTTTTTGAATGCCTCCAGCGTAATTACCGACGCCGATATGATAATTACGGAGTGCATTTTCCTGCCTGGCGATCTCGGCCGTTGTTTTCTGAATCTGCCGCACGATTTCTTTCCCCCGGACTCCTCCACGCTCTGCGGCGCTCAAATTATTGTATTCCGCAGTCAAAGACTTTACGGACGACCGCAGTTGATTCAGGGAGCCGATCTTCTCCTTATCTTGGCGGATATTGGATTGAAGTTCACGAGTGTACGCTTTAATATCCGATTTGTATTTAATTACAGCCTGATCGTTTTTGATTATCTCGTTCTTGGTCTTAATCATCATCCGATCAAACTGGTCTTGCGAGATAGCCCCGGATTTGAGCTGCTGGCGATACTCATTCAGGTCCTCTTTCAGATATTTGGTTTCGGTATTGAGTGCCTTTATAGCATTCTGCGCCTCTCGCATTTTGTCGATAAGTTCCGAATTTTTGAACTCTATCGTTATGATCTTATGTATTTCATTCTGTACCATACCTCTCTATATGGATTAAATAGTCGATAATTATTTCATGCTCATCCAGCGCTCCGTGTCCTGGGTTATTCCCCGGTTCTGCTCGTCCGGGCGGATCGGCTGGGTGGCAGATATGCGCCCCCATTTACCACCAAGAAAATAGGGACCTTTCGATTTGGAGACCTCAACGCCGCATAAACGTCCGTAACGTCCGTCATGTCCGAACAGTTTCAAAACCGTCGCATTGTCAGTAGTAATGCTTGCGCCCTTTGCTGGAACCGATATTTGCCGGATGGCGTTGATCTGGCCGTCTCGATTTCTCTGATATACAACGGCGACTAAACGCTGCGGGACACGCCCCGCCAAAGACGCAAGACGGCCCAAGAAGCCATCGCCGGGGCAATCCACGTATTGCAATGATACGATGTATTCCCCCAAACGAATCTGCCAGTCGCCGGACCCTCCGGCGGCGATTTGATTCCGGATGCAATACTCCGTGTAGATTTTGGTTTCTTTTTTCATAACATTTTAATATTCAATAGTTTATCTTTTATTGCGAACCTCTGTCTGCGTTCGTACTCCTCGCACTTACGGCGGGTACGCTCCAGCAACTCTACAAGTTCTTTCTTATTCAATCCTATTGTCAGCGTGCTATCATCCCGCTGACCACCTCTGCGTTTTTCTTTAGGATTTATCCGGCTCATTTCCCCGTTTTTTCGTACTTTTGGCGTGTTGAGAACCAAAGTGCGGGGGAACAGTTTACGGCCCTTGCTTTCGAGGATAGGCGGGCGCAAATACCGCCTATCCTGATCTTCGCCTCATCTTGTCATATCACACGCGAAATCTGCCCGCGTCGAATCCGTTTGCCATATAGAAAGCGATTTTGTCGGCTGTGTGTCGTTCATCACCCCGAAAGCAAAGAGCTGTGCCGAAACCGAATTGGGAGGATTTCGGATAGCGTTCGTAGGCGCTGCCGTCCTCGTCTTTCGCTTTGGGTGCTTTGAACACCTCGTAATAGGTCAGTCCTTCGGAGGTGGTACGCTTGTAACAATACATCCCGTTAGCCTCGTTGTGGGCGATTTTCTCGAATTTGTCGCCGAATTTTGTAAACTCGTCCCGCAATGGCGGGTAAAACATCTGTTTTTTTCATATCCTGTTTCTGAATTTTCGATTATCTTTCGCGTCGTGGGTACTTGTTCCACCCGGGTATTTTCATGCGCTCAAATCGCAACTATCGCTAAAACGGCCCGGCCTCTCGGTCCGGTTCTACATCCGGGCTGTCGTAATCGGCTATACGGGTCAAGCTCTCGTTATGTCGGAAAATCACGCATCCCGTCGCCCCCTCCCGGTTCTTGGCGATATGCAGCAGCCCGACGCCCTCGGCCGGAATGGTCCCGTATCGCCCCGCGTCTATCTCGGCCCGGCCGTACACCGCCGGACGGTCGAGGAACAACACCATATCGGCGTCCTGCTCGATGGCTCCCGATTCCCGGAGGTCCGAAAGCATCGGGGTTTTATCGGTTCGTTCCTCGATTTTGCGCGACAACTGCGACAACAGTATGACGGGCACGTCGAGTTCCTTTGCGAGCAACTTCGCGGCCCGGCTGGCGGCCGCGATTTCCCGCTCGCGGGTGCTGTTAGCATTACGGGTTGCCGTGTCGAGTAATTGCAGATAGTCAATGATGACCATCCCGCACCGTCCCCGGCGGTGCATCGCCTTGCATTGCGAGCGTATAGCCCCTATCGTGATATTAGCGCGATCGTTTAGGTAAACAGGCATTGCCGAAAGGTCCGCGGCGGCCCGTTCGAGTTCGTGCCAGCTGTCGGCGTCTATATCGCCCGTGCGGAACGATCCGGAGTTAACGCCCGAGCCTCCGACCAGCATACGCCCAGCCAGCTGGGTATTGGGCATTTCAGCAGAATACACACACACCGGAACCCCAGCGATAGCGGCGGCACGGGCAAAATGCAACATCGTAGCACTTTTGCCCATCCTGGGGCGGCCGGCCAACACGATAAGCTGGCCACCCCTCCAGCCGCCCGTCAGCGCGTCAAGCCGTTGTAAGCCCGTAGGAATACCGATGCACTCGCCCGCCTGTCGGGCCTGCTGCCGACGCTCCAAGTCGTCGAGGGTGGCCCGCACGACATCCCACAATGGCGTTATGTCATTCGAACGCACAGCCCGGTCAGCTATCGCGGTTATTTCCGATGTAGCCCAATCCACAACGCCGTCGGGATCCGACACAGCGCGTGCCGCGAGTTCGTGGCCGAAAAGGCATAGGCGGCGCCGGATTTCGGTGTTTGCGAGTTGACGGGCGTGGTCCAGTATATTAACGCCGGAACCTACTGCGTTGGTCAGTTCTACCAGGTAGCGGGTCATCTCCCGGCCTTTCAGTTCCGGACGATCTGCGAGCGTGTAGAGGTCGATTTTGTCGCCACGCTCCAACATCGAGAGCATCGTACTGTATATTTTGCCGTTATTCACATCAGAAAAGGCTTGAATTTCGACGATCTCTGCAACATCAGACAGTTGATACGAATCAAGGATCAATGCACCCAAAACAGCCTTTTCGAGTTCGGGCGATTCTGGCAACCCCTCAACAGGGGCCGGGCGGTTATAGGAAATTTGTTTTCCGCGCTTCATAGTTAGTTTGTTTTTGGGTTGTGGTATTAAACTCGGATTTGCGGCGCATCCAATTTCGCGCGGCGGCTTTCCAGTCTTTTATCGGGTTCTTACCGGTTCGCCAGCCGTTGGCCGTGAAATGGTCGTAAAAACATTCCGCGTCCGTATCGCTTCCGTCGATCGTCAAAAAATAATCTTTGACCATTTCGAGCGAGGGAGCAACAAACGCCCGGCGTTTAGTTGCGACGTCTCCCCCTATAACCCCCTTTTCATTAACATTAACATTAACATTAGCATTATCATTATGATTTAAGGGGTTGTTTTTGGGGTTGTTTTTG